TTGGTAGATTTTATTTCTGATTTAATTGCAATTTGTTCTTACTTTTTGTGTTTGTTTTTTTTTGTGTTTTTGTTTGTAAAAAACGGGGGGGGTGGGTATTTTTTAGCGTTTTAATCTCAGCGTATGGGAAATTAAATTGATCCCAGTACAATTCGAATGTTTTCATTATCTCGAATTTTTCACTATCGGCTAGTTTTCCGTAGTTCTCGAGAATCCATTGGTCAATTATTTCCTCTACCATTTTCTATCCATTCAGTTGAAACAAAAACTACCCATTGATTTCCTAGCTTTCTAGGAGGATGCACCCACTCTGGTGGATTAACTCCAGATCGAATAATCTGGTGAACTCTGGTTGATTTTTCGCTAAAGCCACGCAATACTCCGTATTCTGTGGCTGTCATCATTTCGTAAAGCATTTTTTGATTTCGTTTTCTAATTGTTCAATAATAAATGGATCTAAAATTTCGCAAACAATTTTGTAATGTTCTGTAAATCGTTCGTTTAATTCGTCATAAAGTTCTAAAGTGAGAGATTTTCCGTTTCCGAAAAAAATATCAAGAACAATTCCTTCGTTCTCGAAAGATTCCAGTTCCAAACTGAAACCAGATTTCTCATAAATAAATTGGTGATCTTTTAGCATTTTGTGTGTGTGTTTTAGTGTGATGTAAAAGTACAAAAGATTGTATTAGTTGCAAGCGAATTGTAAAATTTATTTTTCTGTTTTCCACTAGCGGTAATTTTTTTGTTTTAGCGGTTTTAATTTCCACTAGCGGTTTTAATTTCCACTAGCGCGCTGGAAATTTTGTTTTCCACTACGGATTTTGTTTTCCACTACTGGTTTTGTTTTCGTCTACCGTTTTGCGCTGGTTCTTTTTTCGTCTATTCATTTTGTTTTCGTCTACTTGTTTGGGTTTTTACTTTTATTCTGTTTTGTTTTACTCTACTTAATTTGTTAAGGTCGCAAAATGCGGCCGCAAAATTTTAGCATTTACTTTGGTTCTGTTTTACTCTATTAGTTTTGTTTTACTCTACGGATTACCGCGGTAATTTTTACACGCGTTTTATATTAGTACTTTGGTTTTCGTCTACGGATCACCGCGGTAATTTTTTACTACTAATTTACTCTACTGCTTTTGTTTTAGTATACTTGGTTTGTTTTATACTACTGCTTTGGGTTTCGTCCGCTGGTTTAGGTTTCGTCTACTCTTTTGGTTTTACTCTACTTGGTTTGTTTTATACTACTTTTGTGAGATTGGTTATTAGGCTATTTTTAGGCCCGTGGTAAAGCGATCTTTTTTTACTATAGGTAATGTATACGCTAAAATTTAAACGTCTTAAAACGTTTAATTTAAGGCTGTATTTTTTGTAGGTTGTACGCTACGCAATCTAAACCGAATTCGATCGAATAGCCTATTTTTAATAAGTCGTTTTCAAGTCGTATTAAGTTCGTGTACGTTTGTTTCTTTGTCATGTAATGCGATAAAATAGCCCGCAAATTAGCGGGCCATGTTTCCGGATATTCGAATAAATCCATAGTTTTAAATATTGTTTTTAGTGCAAAAGTTATCAAAATGCGCGTTATCATTTGCGCTAATATGCGCGAAAGTTTGGTTAGCTTCTTTCCTATCTTTGTAGGCTTTCGAATCTATTCCGTAGGCTTTGCCGTCGAAATAAATAGTTTCGCCTTTGTTTATTGTTTTGCCGGTTTCAGCGCACGCGCTTTTAAATCGAGCTGTAATAAATCTACCCATTTTTTTAGTTGGTTTATTTAATGACAAAATAATTTTGAGTACTACCTAGGAAGTTTTGCCAATCATTACCGGTATTAAATAAATTTTCGTCGAATTCATGCGCTGGTAATTTATACGTCCTATAGGTAGCAACATAGGTTTTAATAGTAAATACTTTTTTGGAAAAATTAGGCCGGATAAAAATTTCACGGCCTGAGATAGTTGTAAATTTTCTAAATGGAGTTTTCATTTTGTTTTTGTCTATGGTTAAAAAAAAAGGGGGGGGTACCCCCTATATTTTAGTGAATGATTAAACCTATTTTGTGGTTTGGTGTATGCCATTTGGTAGCTAGGATATCCAAGTAAGACGCGTCCGAATATCCGTTCGCTTGCATTTCGTCTACGGAATAGAAAATTTTACTATGACGTTCTGTTTCAGTGTTAATTAGTTCGTCCTTAGTTGATCCAAGCGAGAAAATTAAATCCATATTTTCGGGCAAATTTATACCACGTATAAACGAATGAGATTTGGTGTAAGCGTAAAAACGGACGGACGGATTCAAACGGGCTATTTCTAGCCATTTTTGAAAATATGCTGGCGAGTAAAAATCCCCGCTATCGTGAATTCGTACGTAAATTTGCTTTCCTTTTTTTACCTTGGTTAATTCGTTGGTAATTGTCTCAATAAAATTTTCTTCTTTGCTTGCTTCATAACGTCTCGTCAACGCGCGTTCAACGTTTCCAAAACGATACATTCCGCGTTTAGCATAACAAAGTTTTAAACAGCTACCAGCGAAAGGGCAAGTTATCTTGCCGCTTTTTTTGTCGTTACCAGCTGGTATTGAAAAGTTAAATATTTTAACGCCGAATTCCTTCGCTGTTTTCTGTAATTTGGTGTTACCGTTTCCTAGTAAAGTTTCCATTTTGTGTGTGTGTTTAGTGTTGTTTGTGTTTATTTAAGTAGTTGTAACCCTAGCAAGTAACCTAGGAAAAATATTGGACTAAATGCGATTATAGTATAAATGATTTGTACCAGTACTTTTGTGGCTTTCTTCATAATTAGTATCCTATTGATTCTAACTGCATTCCGTAAATTACGCCAATGATTAGTACTACGGCCATGATTCCAAAAGCGATAATATTGGCTTTTGCGTTTTCGTTGTTTCTTGTTGCGGTGTTGTTGTTTGAAGTTGTCATTTGTTTGTGTGTTTAGTGTTTGTGTTTGTTTGTTATGTAAATCTACAAAGGTTTGTAATTGATTGCAAGTAATTAGTAAATTATTTTTTATTTATTTTTAATAATTTTCTGTTAAATAGAACGCGTTTTCTAACTGCATTCCATAAATTAAACCTAGCGTTAAAATTACAGCCATAATGCCGAACGCAATTAAGTTTGCTTTTGTGTTTGCGCTTAGTTTTTTAGTTGATGTTTTCATTTTGTTTTTTGTTTGTGTTTCGTTTTATTGTTATGTAAATATACAAACCTTTGTATTATTGTGCAAGTGTTTGTAATAATATTTTTTATTTTTTTTTATTTATTTTCAATTACCTTTGGTTTGATTAACCAAATTAAACCTATTTTTTTGTGCATACCTTTGTAATATATGGAAAAGAAACAGCGCGGCGGACCGCGTCCGAATTCGGGCCGACCGCCTAAAATCCTAGAAATCAAACTCATAGAGCAGTTAGATGCGATTTGCGTACCTGAAAAAATTTGGGAAGCGCTTTTGTACAAATGTCAACAAGGTGACACGAACGCGTTAAAACTTTGGCTATCTTATCGCTTTGGATTACCCAAGCAACAAATTGACGTAACTTCGAACGGTGAAAAAATCGCTCCGCCTATTCAATGGATAGGCAAAAGAGTTGCGATAGAAAACGCAAAGTTAGTAAGCGAAGAAGAAGAAGAAGAAGAAACAAACCAGCCGCAATGGGACGAACTGCAAAAGCAAGTAAAAAGCGATTACCAAAACTTGCTAAAACAAGACGAACAGAACGAAAATAACAAACAATTTGATATTTGGCTATGATCAATTTATTAGAGGACTATAAGCCGTTATTTTATGAATATCCCGATACAAGATATTATCTGATTACAGGCGGCCGCGGATCGGGCAAAAGTTGGACGCTCGCGCTGTTTTTGTTAAATCTAACTTATCAAAAAAAACACGTAATTTTGTTTACGCGTTATACCTTGGTTTCGGCGTTTATTTCGATTATCCCCGAGTTTCTAGATAAGATAGAAATCATGGGAAAAGTCAACGACTTTGAGGTGACGCAATCCGAAATCATTAATAAGTTAACCGGATCAAAAATACTATTTCGCGGCATCAAAACGAGTTCCGGAGTTAACACTGCAAATCTAAAATCGATCGCTGGTTTGTCAACTTGGGTAATTGATGAAGCCGAGGAACTAACCGACTCCGACGTATTCGACAAAGTAGATTTATCGATACGTGCGAAGGATAACGCAAACCGCGTTATTTTGGTAATGAATCCCGCTTATAAATCACATTGGATATATAACGACTTTGTAAAGAACAAAAGAGAAGACACAACCTACATTCACACAACATACATAGACAACAAAGAGAACTTATCCGATTCATTCATACAAGCCGCGGAAAAGACAAAGCGAGAGAACCGCGCGCGATATGAACACCTATTTTTGGGTACTTGGCTAGACGACGCCGACGGAATGTTGTGGAATCGCGCAATAATCGGAAAAGCTAGAATAGACGAAGCGCCGAACCTAACTAGAATAATTGTGGCAATTGATCCCGCCGTCACTGCAAATATGCAAAGCGACGAAACCGGTTTAATTGTTGTCGGTAAAGACAAAGAAGGCTTTGGCTATGTACTCGAAGACCTTAGCGGAAAATATTCGCCTAATCATTGGGCAAAGATAGCAAATGACGCCGCGCTAAGGTGGAACGCTGATTGTATTGTAGCGGAAAAAAACCAAGGTGGCGACATGGTCGAAGCTGTATTAAAGTCCCAAGGCACTAATTTTAGAATAAAGCTAGTAACAGCAACAAAGGGAAAATACGTGAGAGCGGAACCCGTTTACTCGCTTTACGAGCAAGGGCAAATATATCACGTTGGTAGTTTCCCTATCTTAGAATCACAAATGGTAACCTTTAACCCTGATAAAGGCAAATCACCCGATCGAGTTGACGCGCTTGTTTGGGGTTTAACAGAACTAATGGTAAAAAACAACTTTGAATTCTCAATATGAAAAAAGAAACTATTGCCGCGCTTATCTTGATGTTAATCACTTATTTATTTATAGTTTTCGTGACATTGGATTTTAACGTATTTAATTGGCATTGGAGCGCTCGCGCTGTTATGGTAGTAACTTGGTTTTACGGAGTTACATTTTTAGAAAAGAATAAATAAGTATATTTGCTAAAACGAATATGCTATGCTATTAAAGGCTCTAAGGTCATACATTACTCCAACGGTTATTTCTACACCTCAGAAACCAGATGTAAACCTACTCAATCAAATACTTTATGGCCAATTTACGGCCTCAACGATGGTTGTTTGGTATGACTCAAATCAACAGACATTTATCGACAAAGGTTACAAAGGTAATGCACTTGTTTACTCAATCATTAGAAAGATTGCGGAAAAAGGCAAGCAGTGCCCTACATACGTTTACAAAGAGAGCGAAGGAAGCAAGAGATACAGAGGTGGAAAATATAACTCGAAAGAATTAAACAGAATACAAAGCATAGCATTTAGAAAAAAGGAGCTTGAAGATGTAAATTACTTAGACCCAGTAAACCAGCTAATCAAAAACCCTAATCCAATGCAAACTTGGTCGGAGTTCCTTGATTCGATGCTAACGTGGTACAATACTAGCGGCGAGATATTTGTTTACGGATTTGCTCCATCTGAAGGCCTTAATAAGGGCAAAATAAAAGAGATGTACGTTTTGCCGTCTAACTATGTGGAGATTGTGGCTGGCAGTCTTTTTGAGCCTGTGAGAGGTTACAAGTTGATAATTGGCGACCAGAACATTGAGATTCCAGCAAATGAGGTTTTACACATTAAAACCACAAATCTAACTTGGGATTTGAATGGCGCTCAATTGCGAGGAATGCCTCCGCTTTTGGCTGGATTGACAACATTGCAAGCAAATAATGAGGCAACCTTTGCAAAGCAAAAAACTTTTCAGAATGGAGGCGCAAAAGGTATTATTTCGCCTAACATTACAAACCCTGAATTCTGGCCATCTCCTGATCAAAGGGCAAAGATGGATGAACGGATTGACGAGAGGATAAACGGTAATAAAAACATTAATAAGATTGTTGCATCTTCGATTCCTTTGCGTTACGATGCAATTGGATTGAGTCCTGTGGCAATGGATATTATAAACTCTCAAAACATGGATTTGCAAACCCTTTGCGGTCTTTGGGGAGTTAACCCTGTATTGTTTACTTCTAATGCAACCTATGCCAATTTAGAAGGAGCGCAGAAGGCTTTGGTTACCGATGTAATTATGCCACAGCTACAAATGATTGAAGAGAAGTTTACGCAATGGATAGGAATGTCTTACGGCATGGATTATGTGATTGACTTTGATATTTCATCGTTCTCCGAATTACAACCAGATGTGCAAGTAATTTTGGATACTTATGGAAAGTCCCCATACTTTACCGGTAACGAGGTTAGAAGCTTGTTAAACTGGCACGCAAGCGAAGACCCAGCTATGGACGTGCATTGGATACCTAATAACGTACTTCCAAGCGATGAGGCACTAGGAAACGCTGCAACTGACTTTGTGGACTTCCAAGCATAAGAAATGAATAAAATAAATTATTCTAAGGTTAGAAGGTCAGCTCAAGCTGATTTGAAGAAATACGAGCGCCTTGGAGTAAAAATATTTACGGAGGCATTGAAGGAACAGGCAAAGCCAGTTGTGCCATTGTTCCCAATGCAGGATGCTTACGTAAAGTTCTATCAGGCTGTATTTGTTGATTCTGCAACAAAAGAGTTTAATCGGATTCGTCAGGACAATAGAGAGAAGAAGTTTTTGCCAGATGATTTTTTTCTTAGCACTTGGCTTGAGTTTATAAAGAATTGGGTAATTGTTAATTTAGGTCAATTAATATTTGATGTAACAAATACTAGTCAGAACCAAATAAATGACATAATTGCTCAAGGTATTCAGGATGGATTAACACCTAGACAGATTGAAGAGTTGTTGGTTGAGAAGATTCCCGATATAAAAAGAGCTAGGGCAATCGCTAGGACTGAAGCCACAAGAGCTTATAATGAGGGAAAGAAGCGTTCGGCACAAGATTGGGCCAATCAGACAGGAACTCAACTATGGAAGATATGGATTCATGGAGGCGCAAAGGAGCCTAGGATTCAGCACATTCAAGCACAGAATAAACCGATAAGATTTGATCAGCCTTTTGTGTTTTTTACGAATGGAGTTCAGGTCTTAATGGATAAGCCTGGAGATTTAAATGGAGGAGCTGCTCAGACTATAAACTGCTCATGTGTAGTGGTTTACGTTTCAGAATCCTATGCTAGAAGGTATTTTAAGGATACTTTTGTTTTGTAAGCAGTTTTGTTTGTTAATTTTATTTATTTGTATATTTGTCTAAACGAATAAGCAATGCTAGAGAAAGCTGAGCAAACATATTCAGATTATCCAGAGGCGGTTAGAAATAATGCCAAAAGAGTTTTGAAATATGTTGACGAGAACGGATGGGGGCCATGTGGTACTCCAGTCGGAAAGCAAAGGGCAAATCAGCTTGCAAACGGTGAGGCTATTTCAGTTGATACGATTAAAAGAATGTTTAGCTATCTTAGCAGGCATGAAGTTGATTTAGAATCTTCTTCATCTTATTCTGATGGTTGTGGGCTGTTGATGTACGATGCATGGGGGGGTAGGGCTGCTTTGACTTGGAGTAGGAATAAATTAAAGGAATTAGAAAAGACTAGCGATATGGGTTTTGTAAAAAAAGGATTAAACCAAGGCTTTACAGATAGCGACATGAAACAGGGTATTGTTTCAGGTTACTTTGCTGTTTTCGGTAACAAAGACCTCGATGGTGATGTTATTGAGGCTGGAGCGTTTACCAAGACTGTAATGGAGCGTGGCCCTCAAGGAAAGCAGTTAATCAAGTATTTGCTAGATCACGATAAGAATAAAGTTGTCGCAAAAATCAACAATCTTTACGAAGACAATAAAGGTTTGCGTTACGAGGCTAAAATTGGTAGCCATGCCGCTGGATCGGACTTTCAGAAGATGATTGAGAGCGAATTGATTAACCAGCACTCATTTGGATTTAGAACTATTAAAGAGCAGTTTGACCAGCAAGCAAAAGCGAACCTAATTAAAGAGGTTATGATGTATGAAGGATCAGCAGTTCAATTCTTAGGAGCCAATCCTGAAACTACCTTTATTGACCTTAAAAGCGAAGCGGACGCATTTGAATATCTTACCAGACTTGAGAAGTTTGTAAAGACCTCAGACGCAACAGACGAAACATTAGAAAAATTAGAGAATCAGCTAAAATCACTTTTGCAGTTTCTAAAGCCAGCCTCGCCTACTTTGGAGATTATAGAAGCCGAAGCTGTCAAAAAAATAACAATTAACGAACTTAAAAAACAATTTGAATCATGGAAAATCTAACAATTGATGCCGTAAAGGCAGTAATTGCAGAGGCTGGCGAGGCTCTTAAAGCAAAGGCTAGCAATGCAGAAGTAAAAGCCAATGAGGCTTTCGAAAAGGCTGAGAGCTTACTTAAGTCTCTTAGCGGTGTAGTAACTAAGGAAGAAGCTGCTGAGATGCAAAAGCAACTTGACAAGCTTGACATTGCAATGCAGAAGAATGCAGTTGAGAAAGAAGTAAACGCTGAAGATTTCAAAACTGCTTTCATGAAGGCTTACGCTCCTGTGCAAGCTGAAATTGAGCGTCTAAAGTCTGAGCCTAACACTCGTCTAAAGGCTCCTTTGGTATTCGAAATTAACGAAAAGGCAGTTGGAACTATTACTCTAGCTTCTACAATCGCTAACGCTAACTCTTCTTCTCAGGTAACTATTTCTGAGTTTACAGGTGTTGTTTCTCCTATCCGTCAGCGTTTGTTGACTTACCTTGCAAACGCAAGTGTTGGAGCAATCGGAACTCAGTATGCAGTATGGGTTGAAGAATACGATCAGGAGGGAACTCCAGTAATGATTGGCGAAGGTGTTGAGAAAACCCAACTTGATGTTCAATACAAAGAGCAGAGAGCTAAGGTTGAGAAAATCGGTGTACACATGAAGGTTTCCATGGAAATGTTGGAAGATGCGGCTTATTTAGCTTCTTACATTCAATCCAATGGAGTAAAGCGTGTTGAGACTGTAATCGA